TCGCCTGTACGGGCGCTGTAGGCGGCCCTAGCGTTAGGTTCCTGCTCGGTACCCCAGTCCATCGCGGCGTTGCTAAACGAGGACGCTTTCTGCCCCGTCAGCCGTTCTACGATCAAGTCGGCCATGTAGTTCTCACGGCTTGCCGAGTACCCGGTCTTGGTCTTGGCTACAACGTCAGCCACGCGGGATGCCGTCACCTTGCCCAGCCGGGCGGTAAACCATTCGTCGGTGCGCTGTTCCATTACGCAACCCTTAACAATTCAACGCATTTTTTGCCACGGTTTATCGCGGTCATCGCAGAACCGTTGCCCCAGAATTTACTGCAATAAGAGGCAATACCGCTCCGCAACGGCTCCGGGTCAAATTTGTCGAAAGGAATTTCAACCATTTGCCCTACCTGCAAATCTGCAACGTATGGCTTGTAGTACCGGCATACGCTCCCCACTGGGTACTTGAAATTACGGGTTTTCTGTTTTGTTTGTTCTAATTGCAAATCGCCCTGCGTAATCGTTGCGCCATCGGGCAACACAATTACAAACTTGACGGCGGGCATGGCTTGCAAAATAACAATTGCTTTGTTGAATAAAGCGTTCATGTCAACTCCTTCTTGCGGTTCGTGAAAGCGTCCATGTGCAACTGGCGGGCATCCATCGGCAACGACTTAAACAACGCCGTGAGAGCCTCTGCGGAGTCGCAAGCGGCAATTTGGTCAAGCACCTTGGGGTCGGGCTTAACTCCACGTGCCTGTGCAGCCTCGGCGTCGTCGTCGGTCTGATACACCCCGACAATGGCAGCCAGCGCATACCGGCGTGCGTAAGTAATGCCAGAGCCTTGCGCCTGCGGGCTGGCATCCTTGGTCAACACCGGCATTTCGCCGCTGATCCATTCGCCACTGCTATGCAGCAGGGTCGTGACTAGCATCAGCCCGTCAGTCGTGTAGCGGCTAGTCTGAGTAACCGCCAAGCCGTTGTCGGTCAGCGGTTTGCGGCAGGCTTGCCATACGGACTCAAGGTCAGCGTATTTGGACTTGAAAAACGGGTTGGCCGCGTCCTTCACTGCGCCACTGATTTGACTTTGCGCCTTGGCAAGCGCGGCGGCTAATGCGCCAATGGTTTCACTCTGCATCGTTTGTCTCCTGTAGTTCTGCTATCGCGTTGTTGCAGGCTTCAATGCGTTCTTGTTCCTCGCGTTCCTGCATCTCAAGGTCGAGTTGATGCCACCAAGAGGCGTCATCGTTACCCCACGGTTCAGCGTCCATCGACCACCTCCGCGTCACAACTGTGGCCGTCACAAGGTTCTACAAGGCAAGCGAGGCCGTAGACGATGATGAGCAGGATGGCTACAGGCCAAAGGGATTGTTTAGATTTCATAATCGTCATCTCCTGCAATTTCAGAACGCACGTTGAGGTTGATCCAGCACCGTCGCAGCAAGTCGGCTGATTCCGCAGGCTCAAGGTAATCGAGGTCGGCCTTGATGCGGACGGATTCGTAATCGTTGCGATCAACGGCGCGTGACTCGCAGCCCTCGGGGTAGCAGCCAAGCAGCCACAGGTCGGTGATTTCGATGTCGTCAGCGATGTTGGTGCTCGGATCGCCGGGGTGGAAGTCGTAGGTGACTTCAGCGTGCCAGTAGACGCCGAGGGCGTAGATTTTGGTTTCGAAGGTGGGCATATCTGTTGCTCCTAAAAAGGCGGGGTGGCAGTCCCCCGCCGTGGTGGATTTAGACCGGCATCATCATTTCATAATTGTCGCAAATCGTTCGTAAGTAACCGCCGCCTACTTTTTTTACGGCAATGGCTTTTGGCGCAGTTTTCGCGTGCAATCGCGTTTCCTTTAACCATTTAGCGACCTCATTGCGGGTACGCGTCAAAACTACCGGCGTGGTACGTGCTGTTGCATAAACCAGTCGCGGGTCAGTGATGCTGATGTATTGGCGCTTGTTCATGTTTGCTCCTGTCTGTGGATGCGTTGTGTCTGTCAACGAGGCCAGTTTAGCACCCTATACGCCCCTGTCAATACCCCTATGCAAAAAAAGTTTAGGCCGCTATAGTGCCGTCCATGGACATCCAGAAGTTGTTAAAGCGGTACGGCAGCCAGTCGGCAATGGCCGATGCGTTTGGCGTAACCAAGGGCGCTGTCAGCCAATGGGTTAAGGCAGGGGCTATTCCTGCGGCCCGGGTATGGCAGTACAAGGCAGGGCTGGTAAAGCCCCAAAAAGGCCGCTAATGCGGTTATACGGGGCCAGAAACGACAAACCCCCTTTCGGGGGTTGACGCGGCTAGGGGGTAGCCATAGGCTTGGGATAGATGTTACGCGGGACGAAGGCTAGTTGAGGGGAATTAGCCTGTCAAGTCTCCGCGTTTGTTTGAGTTCAACAACCGGAGACTGCAATGAAGTACTACATTCGCCATTTAGGCGATTACGCCCGTGACGCGGGTTACCTAACGACCCTTGAGCATGGCGTGTATACGCTGTTGCTGGATTGGTCGTATGCCACTGAAAAGGGCATCCCGAGGGAGATTGCCTACGACATCTGCAAGGCCAAAAGCCGGACAGAAAAGCGGGCTGTGCAGCGCGTTCTGGACACGTTTTTTTTCTGGGACAGCAAAAACGGCTGGCGGCATAAGCGGGTTGAGGCCGAAATAGCCAAGATGAACGAAAAGGCAGAAAAAGCCCGTAAAAGTATCAATGTTCGGTGGGATCGGGAGAAGGAAAAGCAGGGAGTTGAAGGTATACGAACGTATAACGAACGTATTACGAACGATATACAACCCATAACCCATAACCCTAAACGTAGTCTGACTGCGAGGGTTAGCACTGCTGCGGTGTTAAGCGTGGTGCGGAGGCCGGACAATGGGTGACGAATACGGTTACGCCCCTAGCGCCGCGAAGTCCGGCCCTTCAGGGCAGCCGGACGAGCGAGAGGCGCGAGGGGTTAGGCAATCTGCTGACTATTGGGCGGAGGCGGTACGCGAAACGCCGCTGAATCGTTTGCGGTACTACGATGCGTTATGCGCTCGCCCCGGGTATCTGGACGACCCGGGGCAGCGCGAAAAGATAAAAGCACGCATTGGTGAACTTATCCGCGAAACTGACCCTGCTGCTATTCTCGGTGACCCGCACCTTGTAACGATGGTGCGTTGGTTGTTTACTGAAAAAGGATTGGTGCGACTGCGTGAAAGGGCTAAACAAACTCACAAGGGTGTGGTGGCAGATATGGCTGATTCGCTGCATCAACGAGGCACGGGATGAGATACCGAGCGAGGCGGGACGCGAACGACGGTCTAATCGGTCAAGCGTTGACAGCCGCCGGGTTCGTCGTCCTCGACTACGCCTCAAACGGCGGCGTACCGGATCGGCTCGTGGTGCGAGACCTACCGGACGGGTTGCCGTGGATATGCTGGGTGGAAATCAAGGTCGAGAAGGGAAAACTACGTCCTAGCCAAGAGCGGTTTGCCGCCATTTTTGAGCCACGACAAGAGTTCTACGTAGCCCGCGACCCTGAGGAAACCGTCAGGGAGTTGATGGAACGGTATTTAGCCGCGATCAAGCCCGAGCAGTATCGCTGAACATGAGCAGTTTGCGGTGACCCTTGTAATGGACGATGGCCGGGTCGGGGTGTTGGGCAAGGTACTCGGGAAGGCAAGCGTAGTGCGATTCTTGCAGGTGTTGGACGGCGGCGCGTTTGGCGTACTCACGCAAAACCTCTTGGTCGCCGTACCAGACCCTAAAGCGGTCGGGCAGGGCGTTGTACATTTCCGCAAGGTCAGCCCAGATGCCCCAGTCTGCCGTGATCGTGCAACAACCGACGAACGGGTACACCTCATCCAGCGTCTTTCCCTCGTACTCCGAGTAATCCTGACCGCGCTGACGCGGGTTAAACACGGCGTCACGGTTAAAGTCACGCCGGGTCATCGCAACGGTTCCGCGAAGCAGCGCGGCAGGGTCGATGGGGTGCCGCACGATCATGTCGGTATCCATGTACATGGCAGGTTCGGTCAGCCCGAGTTCCGCAAAGGCATTGGTACGCCATTGCATCAGGAACTGCCGGTTACCCTCAGTCACGAACACCCGCGATACACCCGGCACAGGCGGGGTGTTCTTGTCGCTGACCTGAATGATGGTCGCGTCGGGGTTGTGGGCGCGGATGGAAAACACCATCGCGGTGGGCTGGGCGATGTCGTCGCCAACGTGAAAGAAAACAAACATACGGAGAATATATGCTGAACTTGAACCGAAGGCGACTCTCACGCGCTATCTGGGACACCCTCTTTGCCGACCTGCCCGACCTGCCGTGGCACGTTATCGAAGACCTTGAGAAGTTAGACCCTGCCCGACGTACTGGTAGCACCAACCACGCCTCCCTAATCGCCTTATGGGCGGTTATACGCTACTTCCGGCCCAAGACCGTGGCCGAGGTCGGTACGTACATTGGCAAATCGACGTTTGTGCTGTCGAGGCTGGGCGCTGACGTCCATACCTGCGACATGACGCACGATTTCAAACTCCCGATTGCAACCAAGATCACTCAGTACCACACAAGCAGCACTGAGATGCTTGCCAAACTAGACGGCAAGATTGACCTGCTCCACCTCGACGGGCGGCTACAGGCGGATGATCGGGAACACCTCGCCCGGCTCTGTTATTTTGACACGATCATTACGCTTGACGACTTTGAGGGTGTCGAGAAGGGGGTATGGAACGCTATGCAGTTTGACCTGTCCAAGCGCATCCTCGTATACCCGCCCGAGCGAGTATTGACAGAGCGATACGCGGTAGGGGATGCTACGACTGCAATAATCCTGCCCACCTTGAGGCTAACGCCGCAGTAACTGTTGACGAGGGATATATGGCTGACACCCGTAGGGAAAAACTGCAAGCCATGTTAGACGCCATGGAAGCGTCTGAAGTTGAAATGGCCAAACAACAGTTGAAAGAAATACTTGGGAAAAAGCAGCCTCCCAAACAGTCTATTGTTCCCGATGATATGCGGAAAGACCCGAAAGAGGGCATGGTACCTCTTCCGCATTTTCAAAAAGAAGGCGAAAAACCGCAGATTAAAAAATTGCCGCACTACGATGATGGGTCGGAAGCGGTTGCAGTACCGCTGTCGGGAAACACGGCTAAACAAAAGTCGCGTTTGTACCGGATGATGCAATGAGCCACAAAGACGCCGCTGAATTTGTAGGCGTATTGCTACACAGCAGCACGGCCACGCATTTTCTGCATTTGCAGACGGCCAGTTATGCCGCCCACAAGGCACTCGGGCATTACTACGAAAACATCGTGGACTTGGCTGACAAGTACGCGGAAGCCTATCAAGGCCATCACGGGATCATCCCGCTGGCCGACTACCCTGAAGGGTTTAAGGTGCAGACCGATGCAGCCAAGTACGCCAACAGCCTGTTGACGTTCGTCAAGGGCATCCGCAAAGACCTGCCCAAAGACACCGATTTGCAGAACATCGTCGATGAGATTGTGGGCGAAATCGCCGCCTTGCTGTACAAATTGGAGCGGTTTAAGTGAACAAACCCGGTCTTTACGCCAATATTCTCGCCAAGCAGGAGCGCATTAAGGCGGGTTCGGGCGAAAAAATGCGTAAACCCGGCAGTCCCGGCGCACCGACTGCCAAGGCGTTCCGTGAGAGCGCCAAGACGGCCAAGAAAGAAAACAAATGACAGCCGCGTGGACTCGTAGCGAGGGCAAGAACCCCAAGGGCGGCCTGAACGCTAAGGGTCGTGCCTCGTACAAGCGTGAGACGGGCGGGACACTCAAGCCCCCGGTCAAGGCTGGCGACAATCCCCGCCGAGCCTCTTTCTTGGCCCGCATGGGCAATATGCCGGGGCCGATGGCGAAGAACGGCGAGCCTACTCGCCTAGCCCTTGCGCTGAAGGCGTGGGGCGCGTCCAGCAAGGAGGACGCAAAAGCCAAGGCACGAGCCATCAGCGCGAGGAATAAGTAATGCCGATGCGCCGCGAACAAGTTGCAGCCGCTTTGGAATGGTTAGGCAGTAACGCTAACCCAAAAGAGCGTTTTCGTCGGATGATAAGCCTCGACCAACCGCAAGACACTGACGCCGTGGACATGGCTGTGGAAATGGGCGCAAGCATAGTGCCGGGTGTAGGCCAAGCCCTCGCTGCCCGTGACTTTGAACGCGCCCGCCGAGCCGATGACGAGGCTGGCATGGCGATGGCTGCTGCATCTGCTGTGCCGGTAGGCCGGTTGATCGGTGCGTTGAAGGGTTTTGACCCTGCGATGCGTGAAATTAAGGCTTATCACGGAACCGCTGACGATTTTGATGTATTTGATCCTGCAATGGGCGGTCGTGCGACGGGGGCCATAAGTGGCAAACAGGCAACATGGTTCACGGACGACCCCAAAACAGCGCAAGGCTACGCCGTTTTTGCAGCCGAAAATGCCCCAGTACGCCGTAAATTGGAAGAAGCCGACAAATTGGAGCAAATTGCTCAACGCACGAACAAACAACAGGATTGGGATAAGCATTACGCTGTGTTAGAAGAGGCAGAAAAGTTAGAAGCAGGCGCGTACGACAGACGAATTGCGAAAGCGCAAGTAATGGAAGTGGATATTCCCGACGCGACAGACTTATTTGTAGTAGATGCAAAAGGCAAAACACCACAAGAATTGTCTGCCGCAGGTGACATTGATAGTTGGCTAAAAAACCAATTAGCGATAGCCCGTAAAAAGGGTAAACAAGGTGTGCAAATCAAAAACCTTGACGACGCTGCCGGGTTGGCAAACGCCCCAGCAACGCATTACGCGGTGTTTGATCCAACAGGCGTAAAGGTGTTAAGCAAGAAAAAGTTAATTGAGAAAAAATGAACGCAGGTGCTTTTAAAAAGGGTCAGAAAGGCGGGCCGGGTAGACCAAAGGGATTGCCTAATAAGTCCACGCAGGCGGCCAGAGAAGCCATTGCAGCGTTTGTGGACGGCAATGCAGACCGCCTCCAAGGGTGGCTAGATCAGATCGCAGAGGAGAAGGGGCCACAGGCTGCCTTCGACTGCTTCAGCACCCTGCTTGAGTACCACGTTCCAAAGCTGGCACGGCAAGAGATCACCGGCCAGGATAACGGCCCGGTCAAGGTACAGATCGGATGGATGGCTCCCGAATAATCCTGCCCTACCGCCCACGCAAGGCGTTCATGCCGTTCCATGAGCGCACCAAACGCTGGGCTTGCCTTGTCGCACATCGTCGCGCAGGTAAGACTGTCGCCGCCGTCAACGACATGATCCGCGCTGCTGCTATGTACCAGGGGCCATATGGCCTGTTTGCCTACGTCGCACCGTACCGATCCCAGGCCAAGGCCGTGGCATGGCAATACTTCAAGGATGGCGCTTATCCAATTATTCAATCGGTCAACGAACAAGAGCTGACGATCACGCTCATCAACGGTAGCCAGATCCGCTTGTTCGGAGCCGACAACGCAGATGCTATGCGCGGAATGGGCTACTCGGGGGTATACGCCGATGAATATGGAGACTGGAAACC